GTAATAAAGCAACTTTGTCTGGGTTCTTTTTAACCGCTAAATAAAAAGCTAATCCCATGGTTAAACAGGGTAGGAATCGACTAGGTACGTCGAGATCATTAACAGAAGCTGAAGCATCTTGAATACGCTGCCATCTATAGGAAATAAACTGATCTGTGGAGTTTTCAGGAGCAGGCCATAAATATACTTTAGGCGTAACCGTTCGCTCTACATAAAACTGAGTAGGTCTAGCCTTCGTTGTTTTATTAGGAATATTAAAATATTCGTTACGGTCAATTCTAGAAATCTGAAAATCAGTTTGAATACCATTAACAGTTCTTCGAATTATTGCGTCTAGTATATCAATGTCGTAAGCATTCAGGTCGTAAGAAGAATCTCCCTCAGTTAAAGTCTGAGAGACTTCTACAACTTCCCAAAGCTGAACACCTCTGTTAGACCAATCTGCAAACATTAGGTTTAGAGAACGCCTAGCAGTGACTGCATCGTAGCCTGTACGAAGTTCGAGTCCTGCTAGTTCGTATGCGTCCTCTATAGCTAACGCTACGTCTAAACTAAAAGTTCTAGTACCTGAAGTAGCCATCTATCCGTAATGCTTTAACAAATCAAGAACGATAACATAAGTATCGTTAGCGGCAGCTCCTATAGTAGTTAGAGCAATATCTCCTGTCTTTCCAGTACCAGAAGTATTCTGTAATCCACCAAAACCGCTAAAGTCCATATGTCCATTACTTGACTCTGCCAATGCTAATGCGATCGTATTCGTGTCTGCATCCCAAAGTAATTGCACTTGGGTGAAGCCAGTTATAGAGTGGTGTACTTTATCAATAGTAACACCACTACACGCAGTTCCATCGGCTCTAGCATTCAACGCGCTAACATCAACCTTTGTGACAGCACTTTCACCAGTACTGTCGCTAAGGTTAGTTATCTGGATGACTGCTCTATGCGTACCATCAATAATAGTTGTACTGGTAACTGCATCTGCCATATCAATTTACTCCCGTATTAAGCGTCTGCAAACGGAGTAACAAGTGTGCCTGAGCCAAGAGTTATACCCTCTACTGCGTATTTTGCACTTGCTATAGCGGTTACTCTTATGATGCTTCCTGCAAGACCGCCTTTAGTGCTGCCATTTAGAGTAATCACATCGTTAGAAGCACCTGAGATGAAAGTCTTACCTGTGGCGTCATCTACGCCTGTGTAAACTCCACCAACAAATTTGTCAGTACCGTCCGTTACGATGTCCATGTCAGTAGCAGCTGTTACAACTATAAATGTAAACTGTGCACCTAAATTGGCTGTTTGACTTGGAGAACCTTTATCAGTAGGTTCTGTAACAACAATACTAGGTAGTGTAAAAACACCGTCTGCATCGTTACAAAGAAGTGGTCGTCCTGCATGATCAGCAACAGTAATTGTTGTATTAGCTGTTAAACTAACAACACCATTGTATCCAGCATTAATAAGACCTGCGAGTGATCTAACGGGGCCAGCGAAAGTCGTCTGAGCCATCGGTTTTTCCTCCTTACGAAAGGTTTCGCCCTAGAGTCTTCGTAAGCGTCTGCTGGGACAGTCGCTAGGGCTATTATATTCCCAGAAATAAAGGGGGGCATAGCCCCCCTGTGGTATTATGCTCCAGGAGAGCCGAAAATACCTCTCCAATCAGACCAGCCAAAGCTATAACGCTCTCTGGCCTTATAACGAACATTTCCGGTTTCAAAGTCACCTTCCATGTTTGTTGATACAGCCGTACGAACAAAATGCTTAAGTCCGTTAGGAACGTCAGTCTTCAGGAAGAACGCATCAGTATCAGTCAGATAATGATTTACGGTGTAGCCTTCAGGAACCATGCCCATATTGCGAACCGCGTTAATATCATTGTCTGCCGTACCAACTCTTCCAGGAGATTCAAGAAGCCTATCCGCAACAAACTGCAAAGCAGGTGGGATAATTAGCTTTCTTGCCTGAGCGTTAATTTTAAGACCGCGCTCGTCTTCGAACGCAGCAATATCAATCAACGCTTGCTCCAATGAAGTTTCATTCAAATCAGCTGCAGTAGACAGCTCATTTTTCTGATCTTCATTTCCAACGGTTGGGTGGTCAGTTGCACAAAGCTCTTTTCCATCACCACCAGTATAAGAAGAACTAAACGCATTGTTCAATACGTTAGCTGCTTTAATCTGCTTAGTGGTCATCATGGAACGTGCTAGTGCGCGTGTGTAACGAGAAGACAGAGTGTCATACAAGTTGTCCTCGATGGCTTCTTCAGTCAAGCTGAAGGCCAAAGCGACCGTGTCGTGTGTATAACGTGCTGTCCATGCTTCCTGTGCAGTGTCGTAGTTCACCGCAGAGCCTTCGCTCTTGACCGGTGCTTCTCCAAAGCCAGTTAGCATGACTTCTTCCTCGTAAGCTCTTTCAGAGTTTTCTGTGTCGAAAATCTCTTCGTGCTCATTCGGATAACGATCATACTCTAGTCCAAAGAGAGCATGAAGGCCAGGAACAAGCTCTTTAACGAGTTGTGCTCTATTAATAGCCATTAATTACTCTCCTTAAACTGCGAAGGTGTTAGTTGGGAATGTAAAGTACGCCCGAGCATAAGCACCGATGCTATTGCTAGGAGAATCTACAAAACCGACACATAAAGCAACACCACTAGAAGTAGTGGCTGTTACACCCTCTTTTGAACGTCCGTTAGTAGAACTACCGGCAGTTGTACTTAAAGTGTACTTATTACCGATAAAACTTACTGCAGGAGTTCCTGCTGTGAACTGTGCTTCAAACACAATACCAGGATCAGCATACACATATGCTTCCGCATCTGCGCTACCGAGTGTGGCTGTGCTTGCAGCCCACGATTTAGAAAACGTAGGAGTCCCATCCGTAGCCGTGTAATACACACCGTAAAACACGCCAACAGGAGTTGAGGTTGCTCCCGCTTGGTTGATATAGCCCGAAGAAAGCGTGACTACGTCGCCGCTATAAATAGCAGTTCCGTATGCACTTGCAATACGCATTTTCTTGGGTCTAATTGTTCCCCCGTATAGGGAGAAAGCGGGGGTGAACCCATTAGGTGCATCCGTATTCGCCATTGTTAAACCCTCATATTAGAGTGATAGTTAATCAGAACTTACGTCCCGACTGCCAAATTCAACTTTAGAGTTCCTTTGAATGTCTCGTTTGCTAATAGGCATTCTAGGATCACTATCCCGCAAAAGGTCGTTGTCTACTCCCTGAAGCTGTTCCTGACTTCTTCGTGAAAAGTAATCAGTTCTTTCTTCTACAGTTTCTTCTGGAACTTTTGCAAGAACTAAGCCACCTACTCCAATTGTACCCGCGTGCTTACCGTCGTCTATTGTAGGAGAGTCAAACTCTGGATAGTCTTCCGCTCTTACTGGTTCGAATCCTTCACGAATGCGTTTAGACATATTCGCTTTGTCATCGTGACCTCGGACTTCTGCACGTAACCACCTGTGTTTATATCCAGGAGGTGCTTCTGGGGCATCCAACATTGAAGGGGGTTGCCATGTTTTTCTGCGAGCCTTCTTTGCTCGTGTATCAGCAGACCTAGGAGTTCGATCTGTCATTCTTTATCTCCTCTATACATATTTTGCGTACTCTTCTAACGGCACTCCGATCCTTTTCGCAATTGCTATTTGCGAAGGAGAGAGTGAAACTTTGCGTGCTCCGCGATTAGGAGACCCAACACCACGGCTAGGCCCAGCAACAGCGGATTGTTGCACGGGTTTTGCTTGATCAAATTTTTGCGGGAAATATTCCTGCATTCTTTTGTCAACCTCTTTATAATAATCCGGAGACTGAGGGTTCCAAATTACTTGACCTCTTTGGTTATTCTCGGAGATTAAATCTTCGTGAATATCCATAGCAGCCTGAGTCATCACCCGATCCTGCCCGAACCATTTATTTCGTTCTGCCCATTCTTCCGTGATAGGATCTATCGAGGGAGGTGGGGGCTGTGGGGCTTGTTGCTGCGGAGCAGCAGGCGGCCTTTCAGCTCTTACCTTTTGTTGTCTTTGTAAACGCTGAACATTCTGCGCTTCTAATGAAGTTTTAGCAACTGCTTCCGTGGCTAATGCTATAGCTTCTGCATCGCCTAATTCCTGTGCTTCTTTAAGAGCTTTTCTAGCTCTTTCCGCATCAGACTTAACGCGAGCGTCATATTCATTAACTAAGGTTGTATCTGAAGAAGTTAACTTACTTTGCAGCGTTTGGTTTTCAGCTTGAACATTTTGAGCGAATTTAATTGCTTCTTGTTCTCGCCTTTCTGCCTCACGCATACGATAAGTTAGTTTATCGATGCGTTTTTTAACACCGGCACTATACTCATCTACCTCTTCGGTATGTTGAGTTTCTTCGATCGTTTGGTCACTTGTGTCCACGTCAGGAGTGCTATCTTGAATCACATCCGCTTCGTGAATATCAACTTCCTCTTCAGGAAGTTCTAGTTCTATATTTTGTTCAGCCACAGCTATAACTCCATATTATTGCAGAATGTCTTCTGGGTCGTTTATTACAGCAAGTACTTCATCATCGTTCAAAAGCCGCATGCTGCCGCCTTCGATATTGAACCTAGCCCCTGCGTAGCGTCCAAAAATAATAAAGTCACCCTCTTTACACCAAGGCCCATCTGGAAACTTTTCCTTGTCTGCATATGCGCTTGGTCCAACAGAAACGACTAAACCTACAATCGCAGCTATTCGTTCCTTTTCGAGAGTTTGCTTTGCAAGCATAATTCCACCTTTAGTAGTGGCTTTAGGCTCGTGAGGCAGGATTAAAATCCTGTATCCCGTAGGTACGGGAAGTCTGTCTGCGTGTGCTTCTACGTTTTCAGGTGTGATCTGAGAATCTTCTTTCTCAGTGTCAGACCCAAAATTTAGGACACGATCCGGTACTGTTTCAGTCATCTATATCTTCCATTTTAGAGTGCAGGTTCACGATTTCTTGTTCAGCGAAATTTAAACCTGATATTTCGCCTACTACTCTCACATAGTGGGAATAGTCCTGTGCGTTGCCCGAAGCCAACATTTGCGAGAGCTCTTGTTGCCGCTCTCGTACTTTGCGGAGCAAATGCTCCGAAAACTTTATATAGTCCATTAATCGCTAATGTACCTATAGAAATTCAAACCTTTAGTGGCTGCGCCACCACCCTTTATTTTGGTTTCTTTACCATCAATAACTTTTCCAGCCGATACTTCTTTGGCTTGGGCAAAACCTTCCGCAGATGCGCTCATAGGTTCTACTTTTACGCCAGCAGGCTGGGAACTGGGCTTAGGGTAATCCCGATTACGTGTTTTCATTTTTTGCCTTTACTTTTTGTTGAGCCGCCTCGCTTCATTTTGCGAGCACCAGCTTTTTTCATCATCTTAGGCATTTTCTTTCTACCTTTCATTCTCGTCTCCTTTTGAATATAAATTATTGAAAGTTATTTTTGGATCCATGTAGCTGTCATGAATCTCTGCGCTGTGTAAGTGTTGACTAGGATAAAAATCAGGTGCGCCTGATCCTGTCTCCCAAAGTGCTGGGTTAGTCGCTCTTACACGGTTGTTAGGAAGTGCAACGATATTACCTGTCCACTTACCAGCGTCCGTTAATTCTAACACGTGACTTTGTTTATGTTGTGCAGGATCATCTGCAATATCATTACCTGTGTAATCGACAGTAAATAAGTATCGCCCCGTGTGAAATTCATTATCTATTTTACAAAGCCAAGGACTAGAAGAAACACGATCCATTTTAATAACAGCGTGCTCATAAGAACTACAATCCCACGGCTGAGCTAAATGCGTAGGCATAGCTTCAGGCATCTCCTCTAAAACAGAGTCTGCAACAAGCGCAGTTATAGGCATCCTAGCCCACATCGCGCCACCGTGTATGTTTTCTGCATCTTCTTCTGCATCAAGCTCAAATCCTGTAAAGACTACTTGAAAAGACAAGCACCTATCTGGAATGGTGTTTACCGCAAAAACAACCGCGTGTAAATACTCTCCATGGTAGTCTAAATGATTGTGTGTAAATTCTTTTCGGATCCATGCGTTAAAATGAGGTATGTTGCTTAATAAATAAGCCACCTATTCCTGTTCTCTAGATTCGCGAACAACCTTCGCGATCTCAGTTAGGTTTGAATCAATATCTCTTTCATTTTGCATTTCAGCTTCTTGCAGATCTGCAGCAACCTTAATATCTGTCTGTCGTTCTTGAGAGTCTAGTTTCTCTAGTTCGAGGTCAGTCTTACGCTGCGAGTCTCTGTCTTTCTGAGACAGTTTTTCGTATTCCAGATTCATCTGCTCTTGGAACATTTCGCGTTGAGGGTCTTGCTGCTGTGCAGCCATTGCTTGCGCTAACGCTTGCTCCTGACCTGTTATTTGTTGTGTAGCTTGTGCCGCAGCCATTGCAATCTGACTTTCCATCTCTGGAGG